GAAGGACAACCGGAAGAAACAAAACAAGAACGAATGAGACAGTTATGGGGCTGGTATTGTTCTATGCAGTTATGCTGGAAAGAAGCTGAAACTGCAAGTAGAAAGAGTGCTTGGTATGATAAGGAATTAGCAAGATTGTATCAGGAAGGTATGATCAATCCAGCAATTGACGACTTCCACATCTATCTAGAATGCTACGAAGATCCAGAAGAAGAAGAAGAATAAAACAATAAACATTCATTTCACTAAATGCATTATGGTTTCCAGAGCAACAGAACTCAGATGGGAAGTCCAAGACTTGAGGAAAATATTAAGAGATCTATCGCGCGCGCCTGCTATGCAGCGCTCAGACCTTGGAGAAGCCCATTCTATGGCTTCCGTCGTCGATCAATCGGAGTTCCAACAGGCGGCTCCTCGAGCACCACCTACTATACCCGACGTTACAATGCGGGACGCTACGGCTCCGTTTCAACCTTTCCCGGAGCCTATCAACGACGACTACGCGCGCGATCACGAAGCGAAATATGCTCCAGATCCATTAATAGGACAAATTATAGATGCGCCAAGTCCAAGGGAACGACCACAGATGGACGACGAGGGCGACAGACGGGGAGCACCGAGAAGAAGAGCCTCGGTGTTCGGGGATGTACATATAGACGAGATCAGAGGATTCGGACACACGCTAGAGCAAGCTCAGCTGTACATGGATCCCCAAGGGATAGATGTAACAAGAATACTACCGAGAAGAGAACTACACCCAGCACCTGCATTAAACAGCACAGTACCAAGACCACTGGGGATGCAGCTGGGACCGGACATAGTGAATCCATTGAACATACCTCGAGGTGGACCAGCATCGGTAGACTCAGGTGGTTCCGTCTCGTTGTTTCACCTAGAGGACAGTCAAAACCCGTTCTCGATAGAACCAACTAAAGGTCAAAGAGTAGACCAATGGTGGCCTACAACACATGTACAAAGACTGTTCACGCTCGCCAAAGTAGTAGACGGTATAGCTCGTGGTTATTATTGGGTAGGAACTCTGTACAAGTACAAACAAAATCTAGACGACTTGTTAAACGACGACCAGGTAATGGAAACATCACCAAGAGCAGAAGACTATAAATACCTACGAGACCCTGACATAATACTTGGTATACTTACACAATTAGAAACAGTAATACGAGCATGGAAACAAGAGCATCCGAATAGAAGTTATATGGATGTACCCTGGACAAAACTAGGTGTAGACTTAAACGGATGTATATCATTCCATTTATATCCGAACAAAAAAGGTTCCGGTAACGAAATTACGCGGCAAACTACGTGGACGCGTGCGTTATCACAACATGCGAAACTACCAGGACATAAAAAATGTCACCGAGTAGTCATTTTCCTAATAACGCTAAACCCTAAACAAGATGTCATCATTCCAAGGAAATGGCTCAACAGGTCTTTCTTCGAAGACTCCTCTTCTTGATATGGACGAAAATAAAACACCTGAAGAAGAATTTAGTGATTTCCTCCAAGACAATTGGCCAATGTGGGATTCTTCCCCTACCAAAATCAGAGAAATAATGACAGAAGTATTAGATGAATCTCATTTTCTACAAGGCGTTTACCAATACCTAGCGTCTCATCTAGAAGAAATGCCGCTTGACAATCCTCTACTTAAGAGACAACGCACAGAATAAAATCATTTTTCTAATGGCTCGGTATAGACGACGTCGACTGTCGTGGAAAACACGAAAAGCGCTGCGAAATTACGCGGCGTTAAGAAACTACCTGAGATATACGCCGGCCTTACAAGACCCTACTAGAGGTGGACCAGCATTGGCAGATAATACACCTAGAAGAGCAATATATGGTCAAACATACCAAGGGGCAAATCAACTACAACAAATCATGAGAAGAGCAGGACGCTACTATGGAGAAGGAGATTACTATGAAGGCGATGGAGACTATCGACAGCCTTTAAAATACTTATCCCGAGGCGTTGGGGCTCTCGCCGGTGGCGGCCTCGGGTATATGCAAGGAGGTTTGGCAGGCGCCGTTACAGGCGCAAGAGAAGGATGGGGTCGAGGAGCAGGGTTCTCACAATTTATGGGCTGGGGCGATTACGGACCCGTAAGTACAAATCAGCTTATTGGAGGAGGCGGTAGCCAACAACAGATTTCTGTTAATGCTGGCAACAATCAAGGCGATGTAATCATGTCAAACACAGAATTTATAGGCAATATCTACGCAACTGTCCCCGCAGGAGGAACTATATCTCCTTTCGAAATCAGAAAGTACGAGCTAAACATTGGTATTGAAGATGTTTTCCCTTTCACTTCTCAACTTGCGCAAAACTATGTTCTCTACGCGTTCCAGGGACTAATGTTCCAATTTAAACCAACCAGTGGTGAATTCGGATCTTCAACAAGTAATTCACTAGGAAAAATCGTCATGGCAACACAATACGACCCGGAAGCTCCAGATTTCCGAAATACTATACAAATGGAAAACTACGCATACGCGAACTCAACGAAACCAAGCTGTGGAGCAATACATGGAGTGGAGACTGCCCCAGGAACACGATCAGCGGATGCAATGTACATTCGATCTGGGCAATCCACTAAGTCATTGATATTTACAGATTACGGAAATTTCTACTTAGCCTCAGAAGGAATACCAATTAACAACACAGGAAGTTTACTTCCACAGAGAGCAATTATTGGAGAACTCTGGGTGACATACAGCGTCATTTTAAGCAGACCACAGTTATATGGAAACAAATTAGGAAAGAATATCCACACAGATTTATTCAGATCAACTACCAGTGCGCTTACAGCTATCTTTACACTACAAACGCACAGTCAAAACACAATAGGAGGAAGTCTGACAGTGGACGCAGCAGCACCTGAACGACTATTAACATACACCTGGCCGGATACTATAGACTTAGGTTACTACACAGTAACCGTTTGGGTAGACAAAGCAACAGCCTTTCCAACCGACACAGGCTTTAGCAACACACCAACAGTGCTAACTAACTGCCTAATGGCAAGACCATTTGCAGCATTTAGCGGAACAAGTACAATGCACTTAATGCCTAACGCTAACAATAACTCAACCAACAACCTTAGAATAGGATTTCATACAGTCATCAAAATTGAGGCACCTGGATTCCAAATAGCATCATTCACATTTGGGTTGCTACCAACTAAGAACTTCGGAACTGATTCGCAGATATACGTTACTGTAACCGAAGCAAATAGCAACTCTTATGAAATCATTGCCTAATAAACGTTCTTTTTATTGGTATATATCCGCTCACCTTCGGTATTTACATGAATCTCCAGTATATAACATCGACGACGAATTGCTTCAACGCAAGCCGGATCTTCAAATATTTCTTCAATCTTGTACTGAGAAGTGATGACCACCCGTCGTGGACGAATACAACGTGCTCCTCCTTTGTTTTCCATGATAAACGGATACTTATCCAGCCAAATCTTGAGGTGGTGGCCGAGTACTTTGTGTACCGGATCAATATCATCAATGATAACATCATCTTCGCCTTGGTAACCATCCCACCATTTATTACACATTTTAAGATAAGCATCAGGACACAACTCTCTAGCATAATGACTTTTTCCAGACCCAGAACGACCATATATCCAGAGCCCACAGGGGCTTTCCAAATTTTCAGGACGCTTCATATGATCCTTCGCTATTCGCTGTAGCGTGCTATAGTAACGCACGTACAAATCGCTGTCAATATCCTCGATGTTACCCTGAACAGCCAATTCACGACAACGATCCCACTTCTCCTTCTGGGTCTTTCCTCCTCCATCATCCGGTCTCTCTCCACACTCGATAACCTTTCCGTCCTTCGAGCAATAGGCAACGTTCTCCTTGACATTGCCTTTAGCAGGTTCCAAATGGGCTCTCACTCCTACAATACTTTTAACTGTGATCAGTCTGACCGGATTCTTAAATCTTATATAACCTTGAAGATGTGGTGTACCATTCTCGCCAACTTCCTCGCCTACGATATGGTATGTGCACGTATCTATTAATGACTTAAACTTAACGAACTCCTCCTCAGAATAGTTATTAAGCGTAAAACACCATGCTCGAGATCTAGACATTAAACTTATGACACAGGCACAGGAGGTCTAGGGTAATACTACGGCTGTGCCAGCCGTTACCTAGACCTCCGCCAAGCAAGAGGGGGTCTGCTGTAACGTTGCTTTTGGCGGGCTTTACCTGTGCACCCCCCCTCAAGAGGGGGGAAAGAAACATAATGTTGCGCAACCGGAACTGGCGCAACAATGGCAAAATATAAAAGGCGCAAAGCGCCAAACAAAACCATTACGAAAATGGACAGAATGATCGAAAGAGTAGTAGCAATGCAGACAGCAGTGATTGTCTTAGGACAAATCCCAATGCTATGGAAGCTATCCTATGCAGAACTAAAGCAGACATTGTCACTAATGACCTTAAGAGAATGGGGTGCTCTATTCAAGTACGAGGAATTCGCACCATACTACTGGGCATTGCAGATCACAATGGAAGGACAACCGGAAGAAACAAAACAAGAACGAATGAGACAGTTATGGGGCTGGTATTGTTCTATGCAGTTATGCTGGAAAGAAGCTGAAACTGCAAGTAGAAAGAGTGCGTAACGCACGTACAAATCGCT